TTCTAGACAAAATTTCTTAGCACCAAAAACATTTGGGAGTAGAGCATAATGGAAGTAGCAGAACAGGGTCTTTTAGACAAATTAGGCGAATCTTATATGAAGATAGCATTGACAGAGGATGTTGATGCACGATTGAAAAGATTAGCAAGAGAAGGTTTAATTAAGAAGGAAGAATATGCATTGTTTCTTAAAACAATGAAAGATTTGGAAGACGAGAAAAAACCAACTCCAAAACAAAGAATCATGATTATAAGGATTTTTGATAAATTGCTTGCTCTCATTATGGGAGATAAAGTTGTATATCAAAAGATATTACAGACTGTTAAAAAAGGCAAAAAAGATAAATCTAAAGTGAAAGAAGAAGCATTTAGATCAACGCACACAATATTTGTTCATGAAGGAATAGAATATTACGTGGATACTGATAAACAAATAATAGAAGTGCCATCTTCATTTGAATAAATAATTCTATGAAGATTTATAAAAATTTTTTAGTAGAAACAAAGCAAGAAAAGACAGCAATCGCAACTTATGGTAGAATGAATCCTCCTACTATAGGTCATGTCAAACTTGCAAAAAAGATTTTATCAGAGGCGAGAAGACATAAAGCAGAACCTTATATTTGTTTGTCTCCTACTCAGAATGCTAAAAAGGATCCGTTAGATCCAGAAAGAAAACTTTATTATGTTGAAAAAACGATAGGTCCACATATTCATATCGATATTAAAGTTTCTCTTTTTGAAGCACTATCTGATTTGTACTCTAAAGGATTTAAAAAACTTGTATTTGTTGTTGGTAGTGATAGATTAAGTAAATTTTCAAAATGGATATCACAATATAATGGAGTAGAGGGAAAGGCTCATGGATTTTATGATTTTACAGACATTGATTTTGTAAGTTCAGGAGACCGTGATCCCGATGCTGAAGGTGCCGCAGGAATGTCTGCATCAAAAATAAGAGAGTTTGCTGTTTCTGGAGATATTGATAGTTTTAATAAAGGAACGAAATTATCTGCTAAAGATACAAAGTCTATGTATAACGAAATTAGGAAGGCTATGAAAATTGAAACCTTAAAAACGGAACATGCTAATTTGAAAGAGGCTCTTCGTCCTGGTACTGAAGTAAAAGTTGCACATCCTGCTAAAGGTAAGGGAATGGTGACAGGAAAAATTGTTCGATATGATAATCAAGGTCCAGGAAGTCCATTTTATGTTGTAGATATAGGAGAACGTATGTCGGAAAAAGTGCCCGCACATAAAATTAAAGAAGGCGCAGAATATCCTGCAACTCCTGCGGCAAAGAAATCACACTTAGCTAAATTAATGAAAAAAGTAAAAGATACACAAGCGAAAAGAGAAAACAAAGCAGGTTATAAAATAATAGACAGAACACCCGATTGGATGTTTTCTAAAGAAGAAGCCCCCCCTGGAAGAGAGCATCAAGTAAAATCATTAAAAAAGAAAGTTGGTACAAAGAAAGCATATGCATTTGCTTGGGCGCAACACAATAAGCATGGATTACCTGAAGAAACTTTAGAAGAAGGTACTAGATTACAAGTAAAAATGGCTTTAGGTGATGCAGGAGTAAAAGGGGAATTTAAAGACGGAAAAGTTAATGTTCATAAAAAACATGTAAAAAAAGCACATAAGGCTTTAAAGGGTAATGTTTATTATAAAGGAAAAACTCCTGATGTTGTGGGAGAAGATATAATTGATGAGGGAAAATTTTCGAATAAAATGATAGACGCCTTGAAAAGTAAATATGAATCATTGAGAGGAAAAAGACTTAGTTTAGGACAAAATGTAGAATTAGAGAAAATAGTAAGACAACTTGCAAAAGATAAAGATGCATTATCACAACTTGTTAAAGCAGATATTCCTTTTATTTCTATGAATGCAAGACTAATTTTAAATAAAGATCATGGTATTCCTCTGAACAAATCTGAAGGAGTGGAAAATCCCTATGCTAATCTGAAAAGAGGGCCGTCTAGAGCAATGATTCATAAAATGTGGGCAAATAAAGCACAACAAAAGAAAAAGAAACTGCTGAAACCCAGTCATCCAGGATATTCTGAAGAAATTATAATTGATGAAATGGGACATATTGTAAATATAAGTGAGGTTAATGCACAATTCGTTATAGAAGAAAATTTAAAAAAGAAAGCAGAACAATCAGGTATTTCGTTTAAAATTTTAGAAAAAGTATATAATCGTGGAATTAGTGCGTGGGAAACGGGTCATAAACCAGGAACTACTTCTCAGCAATGGGCGGATTCAAGAGTTAATTCGTTTTTAACTGGTGGTAAAACTAGATTAATTGCGGATGAAGATTTGTGGACTCAAGTTAATTCTAAGCATAGGGTAAAGGAAGAAATGGATACAGATCATGCATTCAAAAAATGGTTAGCTCTTAGTGAAAAAGAAGGTGAAATAAATGAACTTTCTCCAGAATTACTAACAAGAGCATGGAAGGGAGCAAGTCGAGCGGGGGGCCAAGCACTCAGACAACACCACGCAGATAAATACGATACAGCGGCGGGTAAAGATGTTCTTAAAAGACAGGGTCAGAGTTCTAAATTTTTTAAAGGCGCTGAGAAGAAAGCCGCTATGAACGCAAAAAGACTTAAAATGATGAAAAAAGAAGAAGCAGACCTTGAAGAAGGAGATGTAGTTATAGATACTCCTCAGGGCAGATATGTAAAAAAAGGATCTGTTGCTTCTGCAAAAATTAAAGCAAGAAGATCGTTTAGAGATCAAAAAGACAAAAAAGCAGTAACCAGTAGAATTGCTACACCAATAGAAAGAAAATATCTTCAGCGAAAAGATGAGGAATAAACATGGATTTTAAAACACTTCACGAAGATTGGAAAACTTTAGTACCAGGACCTTTTACAGAGCCCGAACAGGATTCAATATATCAGGAATTTTTGAAAATAAAAGAGCAAGGTGATGTACATCATCATCATTATGCTAAAGGTGATAATCCTGATGATAAAAAGAAACGAGAAAAAGACGCCAAAACAAAAGCAAAAGAAGGCGAAGCAAAAGCAAAGGATGATGGAGAAGCAAAAGCAAATGGTGAAGGTGAAGCAAAAGCAAATGGTGAAGGTGAAGCAAAAGCAAAAGAGGGTGAAGCAAAAGCAAATGGTAATGGTGAAGAAAAGAAGAAATTAGATCCTGTCGGAAAAGAAGATGGAGATATCGATAATGATGGAGATCAGGATAAAGCTGATAAGTATCTAGCGAAAAAAAGAAAAGCAATCGGTAAATCAATTAAATCACAGAAAAAAACAAAAGTTGAAAAACCTATAAAATTATCAGGCGAAAAAGAAAAAGTTCAACTTCATAAAGGCGTTGCAGAAGAAGGTGAAAAGACAAAAAAAGATTGGTATGTTGAATTACTGAAGAAGAAAGAAGCGGGCAGAAGAAAAGCAGATACGCTTAAACATATGAAACGAGGTTGGAAGAAAGAAGAAGTTGAGATTGTCGAATTTCCTCATCATCATAGGGGTGATAAGGAATGGATGAGTGGCAAATCTCCAAAAGTGGAAAAACTTCAAAAAGAATTTCTTGTTGATTTAGATATTGCAAATCTAAGTTGGGGAGATGATGAAGGCTATGGTGATGTCGGAAAGTATTATTGGGATAAGAGAGATGCAACTATTCTTCATGTTGCTAGAAATAAAAGAATCGTGAAAAAGATAGAAGGTTTTGTAAAGAAATACAGGAAAGCAGATACATCAGAAGTAACGGTTGTTGGAGATGTAAGAGAAGAAGTTGAATTAGATGAAGCAGTAAGAGGAAAATTACGTGATCTTTCTCAAGAGTTAGCCGCTTATGCAAAAAAACATAGAAGTAGTGTCGATAAACAATATTTTGAAAAGATTTCACAAATAGCCGCGGCAGGAAAAATGCCTTCTGCTAAAGATATTGATACTGATACAGAACCACGAGATTTTGTTTTAGGCATGATGGCTAAATCTTTTCCTAAAGAAGTAATGAACAATTATAAAGGAGTTTCCCCTGCTCTTGATCATGCTTTAAGAAAAGATCCAATGAAACAAGATAAATCACTTGAACAAAGAAGAAATAAGGGTGGACTTTTTTATGCTCGACATGGTGAAGAAGTCGAACACGAAGAAAACGGAATAGAAGAAGCCGTACTTGTAAATAGAGATTACAAATATGATGGAAAGAAAATTCACATTTCCAGAAAGAATTTTAGTAAAGTTCATAGAGATTTCAAGAACCCCACTAAGGGCAAAGAAATGATGATGACCTATGATAACAAAGTAGGAACAGTTTTAGTTCCTGTTGAATTTACTGAAGAAGTAGAAGAAGCAAGTACTTTTACAGATAAAGTAAGAGATGATAAAAAGAAGAAAAAGAGACACTTTGCTTTTGGTGGAAAAGAGGATGATAAACGTTGGGGTAAAGGTGGATATAGAAGAGGATCGAGAAGCAATGACGAAGAAGTAGAGTCTGGAAAAGGTCGGGAAGTAAATGAACTTACTTCAAAATTGTTGGTAAGAGCATGGCAGAAATCAAAAGTCAAAGCAGATGATGCTATTAAGAAAAGAGTAAGAGGTGATCATTCCATTTATAAATCTGCTGGAGAAGTTATTAAAAGAAGTAAGCAAGGTTCTAAATTTTACAAAGCCGCTATTGATAAAAGAATGAAAGAAAAGAAAGAAGGAGTCGAAGAAGAATCTGAGTGGGCGAAATCAAAACGTAGTGATAAAGAGATGGAAGATAAGTATGAAAAAATACATCAAGAACGAGATAAACGTTATAAGGCCCAACGAAAAAAACAAGAAAAAAAAGAAGGAGTCGAATTTGATTCAAAAGGAAAAATCAAATCTCTCGGATTTTCATTTTCTGACAAAGTTAAAAAATACAATAAAAAAATGCAAAAGTCAAAAGATGAAATGAAAAAATATAAAAAAGAAGAAACTGATGTGGATGAAATGAGTGCAATACAAAAAACCTCACTTAATATTCATAATCAAAGAGTTAAATTAGGTATTGTCAAACCCGGTACTAAAAAGACCAAGAAGAAAGAAAGTGGAGTACAGAAGGCGGCTAGACATGCAGGAATGTCTAGTGCAGAACGAGCTTATCTATACAATGACACTACTGTTGATGAAATGTCTAAAAAATTGCTTTATAGAGCCGCCGCTAAAGCAGAAGTACAAGGAAGAGAACCTGAACGACCAGGCTCAGACACAGGTTTTGGTAAGAGAGATCCTAATATTAGACGGAAACGAAGGGCTCAAGCTGTAAAATTTGTTAAAGGAATATCTAAAGCATCAGAAGAAGTGAATACGGGAAATAATAGGTTAAAGTCACTTGAAAAAGAAATTGATAAACTTCATGGAAGAACAAAACAGGCGAAATATCTTAAAGGAAAAGATCGTGATCAAATGCGTGATTTATCAAGAAAAAGAGATGAACTTTTGAAATCACGTTCTATTCAAGGACAATTTGAAGAAACTGAGATTGAAGAAGGAAGAACAGTAGGATCTTCCGGATATGATTTATATCACAAAACTTTTTCAGATGCAATGCAACATGCATATGATCATGCAAAGAGAAAAGGTATTACTGTAGATCCGAGTGAGATCGATAGTAAAGTTGCAACTGGACCAAAGAAACCATCAAGTAATAAGACAAATCGTTACATCTTAGGAACAGATAAGAGACAAAAAGTTCATATACAAGTTGCAAATCTAGATAACAAGAGATATGAATTGAACATGTATATTGAAGAGGTTCAAACTGAAGAAGATATTAAGTCAAGAATTTCTAATAGTCCATTAGTAAATAAACTTTATTTAATGAATCAAGCAAAGGCTATTGCAAAAGAAAGAGAAGGTCCCGATAAGGAACATAAAATTTCTGCTTGGGAAGATTTAGCTAAAAAAATGGGATTCAGCAGACGAGATTATGAAGAATTTGGTGACAATCAAGGTATGTATGAATCTATTATACCACAAGAAAAGGGAGATATGGCTACTAAAACAAGACTAAAACTCGAAAAAGTTCTGGGAAATAGAAAAAAAATCGTAGAACCAAAAGAGAGTGAAAGAGCAGGGGAATGGGGGACTGATAAGTTGTCTGACAATTATAAAGAAGCCACTCCTGGTCAAGGTGATGTAAAAGAAGGAAATATCATTGTTAATGACAGAGATCCTTATAGAGTTTTCGAACATATGGTGCATTATGTAATGGGTACTTCTATTAAAAATATAGAAGATTACACATTTTATAGAATTGACGAAACGCCCCACAACTTGAGATTAGAAAATAAAGAAGGAGCAATTGCGACAATCACTTTAGCTGATGTTCAATCGTTTTATGATGATCAAGATATGAATATGGAAGAATTTGTTGAAATGATATCAGGATTTGGGGTTAAAGAGTTGACAGAAAAAGGAAATAGCATTATAGGAGACGAAGGTGTCCCCGCTATTGGAAAAGATAAAACGGGTCAGGGCATTTATACTACTGATCCACCTAAAACTTTTGAAAATATAGATATATATTCAAAATACATTCAATCAAGTGAGGAACGGCAAAAAAAAGGTTTTGTTGTTAACTAAATAATAAGAATAAACAATTTTACTTAGGAGAATAATATGGCTTTATGGGGAACGGCTCATGCGGCGGATGATAACAAACCCAAGTTTTTGCCTGCAGATGAGAATTCAAAGTATAACAGAGCAGAATGTTATGCAACTAATGCTGGATGGGTAATAGATGGTGCGGCCACAGGAAATGGTAATACCGCCGCAGATCCAGAAATTTTAGTAGCAATCGGTGGATTAGCTGGTGTTTCGGCGGCCACTGGTCTTAAAACTGCAACTATTACATCATTTAGATTTAATTTCAGTACAGGTGCTACTACAGACGGAACAGCACATGCCTCAGGTATTGTTTCTGTTCAGATTACATGGGATGAGGCTATAACAGTTACAGGAAGTCCAACTGTTATAATTGCTAATGATCAACAAACTGATCATACTTGTGTTTATGCTTCAGGTACAGGAACAAACAGATTGGTATTTACACAGGCGTCTGGATCAACAATGGCCGCAGATGATGTTCTAACAATCGGTGGTTCAAATGACATTGCTCTTGCTGGTGGCACACTTAAAGATCAAGGTGCTACACCCGCTAATGCATTAAGAGATATGGGGAATGTGACAGCAGTTACACATACTGTAACAGCATAATTTAATAATTTATAATTTGAAAAAAGGTTGTTATGTTTAAAAATGAAAATATCAATAGCAAGGTTCCTGATCTTGTGATTGATGATGATAAAGAAGAAGAAGAGACTCCTTTTGTAGGAAGTATACGTACAACGGAGTCTCATACTTCTATTATCGAAAAGAAGATGATTGAAATTGAAGAAATGTTCGAAGAACAGCAAGAAGAATTAAATATACTTGCAATAAAACAGCAAGAACTAAATAATAACGTAGAGGCTGTGAAATACGAATTAAGCGGATTACATGGCGCTAAAGTAGTTTTACAACAATTAATTGAAGAAGCAAAAGATAGTCAATAAGAGTCTTGGCTGAGTCCCAGCAACTTCACGCTATTTTTAAGGAGTTAAATCAATGGCTGATAAAAAAATGACGGATCTGACTGATCTTTCTACTGCAGTAGCATCCGATGATATTGTACATATAGTAGATGATCCAGAAAATAGTCCCGTAAACAAAAAGGTTAATGTTTTTAATCTTTTCGGAAATTTAAATCATTCTACTAATTCAGGCGATGCCACTGGTAGATCACTTGTTTCCACAACTGTTTCAACTCAGGTGGGTACAACTGCAGGTGATATTAGTGCATTTAATGCACAAACAACGCATGATCATAGAACAGGTGATGCTAATTCAGTAGTTAATATCTATGGAGCTAAAATAGATGCGAATCTTTCTGGTTCTAATTCAGTTGTTACGACAATAGGAGCTGGAGCAAAAATTTCACTTAACATGACAAATGACCTGGTTGCCGCAAATGTAAATACTTCATATACTGAAGGTACTGCAAGAGCATATGGTTTAATGATTGATGTTAATGATAGTGCGAAAGCAACATCTGCAAGAGCCACAAAACCAGATGCTTTTATTAGTATGAGAGATCAAGGAGGAATGGCTACTCCTTATGCCATAAACAAACCTGGAGCCCAGGCAGTTCACTATTTTGTTGAACTTGGATCGTCTGAAGGCACAGCTTCAGGAAATACAGATGGATATATCGCCGCCGCGGTAGCCGCTAATACAACTGCAAGAGATTCAAACCTTATAATGTTTGCAACGTCTACTATAGATATGACATCAAATGCAAGATTACGAATGAAAGTAAATGGAACTGAGTATTGGTTGTTAGCAACTGCTAATGGACACCTTAGCTAAGAAAAGGTAAAATAAATGGCAGATAAACGCATTTCGGGTCTGCCTGCAATATCATCTGCGGCCAGAGAAGATTTATTATTGGTCGTAGATGATCCAGCGGGGAATCCTTCAAATAAAAAAGTAACATTAACGCAATTTTTTTCGAATGTCGAACCCGAAATAGTGTTTGCTAATACTAAAACATTAGGTAGTTCAACTAATGCTTCTGTTATTTTTAAAGGTGGTGTTGCAATTAATGATAGTGTCAAAATTGATACAAATTTAACAGTAAATGCTGATGCGGTTATAAATGTTGTTTCAATTAATACTATAACTTCTAATATAGTTTCTGGAACAAATGCTACTTATGATTTAGGCAATACAACTGTAGGTTGGAAAAATGCATATGTAGGAACAATTTCTGGTGATACTATTTCCAATCTATTAATCTCCGCTAATACTAATGCCTCGGCAAATGTTACATTTACGGGTGCTTTAGTTCATACAAAAAGTAATTCCACAATAGCAGGAACGAATACAGATATCACATCAAATGCTACATTTACAGGAGCAAATGTAGTTATTAGTGGTACAAATACTCACATCATATCAAATTCCACAATTGCAGGAACAAATACAGATATTACATCAAATGCAACCTTTACTGGAGCAAATATAGTTGTTTCTGGAACAAATGCATATATCACATCGAATTCTACAATAGCAGGAACAAATACAGATATTACATCCAATACACTTTTTCTTCCCGATCTAGTTCGTTTTATGGGTGATAATGTTCAGTTTACTACCAACATTTCAATGCAATCGACAGATATAACGATTACATCAAATATTTCGATGAGTGGTACAAATGTTTATGTTATGGGATCGAATACATTTATTTCTTCAAATACAATATTAAAAGGAACGAATACAGTTATTACATCTAATGTTTCTATGTTAGACTGTAATGTACGAATTGCTTCAGTAATAGATTCTACTACTAATACAACTGGTGCTTTGACAGTAGCAGGTGGCGTAGGTATTCTTAAAAGTGCAACAATTGGTGAAAATTTAATGGTTCACGGAGATATACATGCGGATGGAAATATTACTGCTGAAGGCGGAACACTTACTTTTGGTGATGCTGATACAGATACGGTTGTTTTTGAAGCAGATGTTGGTTCTGATCTTATTCCAAATGTAGATTCGACTTTTGATTTAGGAAATACTACACATCGATTTGCAAATGCTTATATCGATGACATTGTAGTAACAGGAAATGTTGATATTGCTGGTGCAGTAGCGGCAACAGGAAATGTAAGTGCCGCTTTTGGTACATTTTCAGACAATGTTTCAATTGGAACAGATAAATCATTAACATTTAGAGATGCGACTTTAGAGGTCAATTCTCCTGTAGATGGAGAGTTAGAACTTGCTTCTGATGATCTTATCACACTTACTGCAACTGCAAATGTAGAAATAGATTCAGCAATTTTTAATGTTGCATCTAATTCAATTATTGCAGGCACAAATACGGTTATTAATTCAAATGTTACAATATCTGGTGCAAATACAGTTATTGCTAGTGCAAATGTAAATCTTACTGGCGCTGGAGCAACTATAGACGGTACATTAATGAATGTTAAATCTAATGTTGTTATGTCAGGAATTACAACGCTTGGTGTAGATGGTTCAGGAAAAAACTTTACATTATTTTCTAGTACTAGTGGTAATAAAATTCATTTAAAAGCAGATTCAGATCAATTTATTTCAAATACACAAATTGAGAGTAGTGAAAAAATTCGAACGGATGGTAATGTTTTTGTAACAAAAGATAGTTCGCTTGTATTTGGTAGTCAATTTAAAATTATGGATACCGCAAGTACAACTGGATTTCTTCTACAAGAAGATGCTACAGCTCCAGGAAGTGGAACTGAAGGCGGAAGAGTTGATTTAGAAACAAGCTATTCATTAACTCATAATTCAACTGCTGGATTTATTTTTAATGATAATTTAAGAGCCGATAAATCAATTGCTCTTTTTGGTGCATCTATTACTTCTGCTGAAGTAGGAGATGCCGCAGGTGTTCTTGCAGTAAAAAATGGAACTGCACCAACTGCTCAAGGAGCAGATCAAGCATATTTGTATGCAAAGGATGATGCTGGAGAATCGCACATATATACAATGGATGAGGGGGGAAATGAAACAAAACTTGGCCCTCACAATGAAAACGATGAATGGGAATTTTATTCTAGGAATGTTAAAACAGGAAAAGTTATGCGTATTAATATGGAACGCATGATTCGAAAATTAGAAGAATTTACAGGAGATACTTTTATAGAAGAAAATTGATAATATTATGAAAAAAACTAGAAAAAAGAAGTTAGTTGAAAATCAAACAGTTTTAGAAAAAGAATATACATCATTTTATGAAGACAACAAAGTAAGGAGTGATAATATTATGCTTGAAAAAATAGAAAATGAGCTTGAAAAATTAAATAATGATAGAGGAATGACAATACAAAAAATAAATCAGTTTGAAGCAGAAATGACAAATTTAAAGACTCATCTTACTATGATTGAAGGAGCTATTCAAACTTGTACTTATTTTTTAACGGGAAAAGAAGAAGTAGACAATGAAGTAGCAGTAAAAAGCTAATTGAAAGAGAGATAGTGTTTGAAGATTTGAATAAAGATAATTTTATCTTATATGCAATGAAATATTATGAAAACCCTCAATGTTTAAGCGAACAAGATTTTCATGATGATTTAAAAATTATAAAGTATTTAAAAAGATTATTAAATAGATATCATTTGGGGGGTGAACTAAAAGAAAGATTGATTTTAAATCATTTAATAACACTAGGAAATGTTTTTCCTATTGAAGTTTTATCAAGAATATTATTCTTGAAAATATCTCAAAAATATTGGAATTATTTAAAAACTTTTTTGATATATTTAGATTACATGCCTGATGAAATATCAAGCATAAATGGTGAAAAGGTTATTAGTAGTAATATAAGAGTAAATTTAGAAATAGCAGACAGATTAAGAAAGATAATACCAGATGGGATTAGCATCAGCCGCAGGTAATATATATTTTGTTTATTCATTTATTAAAAGACTTGCAACTCCTTTTAGCAGTACAAAAGCCTTTGAATTAGGTATTATTGATGAGGATGGAAAAGTTCTTAAAAAAAGAAGACAATTAAAAACTAAAGAAGAAAAAGAAGCATATACATTGTCAGACACATTAGTTTTTAATTTAAAAAAGGTTTTAGGAAAAGTTCCTGGGGGACGTACAAAATTTGCTTCTTTTGCGGCGGCTCTATTTCTAATGAAAGAAGAAAATAAAAACGCAAAATTATATTACGATCAAACATTTTTAGAAAAAGAATATATAGCATTTTTACAAGAATGTAAGTATAACAAAAAAGAAGTAAGTCAACTAATAGAAGAAGTTGAACTTGAAATGTACGAAGAATTAAATGAAGATGGATTAGCCGCAGGCGGTGGTAATGTTGCAGGAATTGGTGTAGAACATCCTACTAAGTCAGGACAAGCAGAACCGGGTATTAGAAAAAAGAAAATAAAAAAAGGAAGTAAATTCGCTGGTTCAGAAGTTTTTATGGTTAAACCAGAAACTTTTATGAGAGCAAGATACGGTAAACGCCGTTATGCTAGATATGAAAATTATGTGGGTAATGATGAAACGGGAGAAGCCATTAGACAATATGGAAGAGCAAATCCAGGCAAACCGATTGTTTTACAAGATGAATTAACAGGATCTATGCTTTATCTTAAATACGGACGTAAATATGCTGGATTTCACAGCTTTTAGAGAACAAGAAGAAACTGCAACTTTTGCAGAAAAACACGATATCAGTTATAGTATTGCAAAAAATGTAATAGATGTATTGGTAGAGAAAAATATAAATAAGAGTGATACTGAAACTATTTCTTCTATTGTTAGAATGTTTAAGTTAAGAGAAGAACCTAAGAGCGAAAAGCAATTACGTACAGAAGAAAAGCAAGGAAATTTGGAATATCTTTTAAATGAATTTAAAAAAGATAAGATGAAAAAACAAAATATTGATGAAAATTTTAAATCAATGTTTAATGTAGGAGTAAAGTAAATATGATAGCAAGAGACACACTTACAATACAAAATCATACAGAAGGCGATGGAACCGCCGCTAGATTAACTAATATTGCGTTTCAGGGATGGTCTGATGGTGAAGATTCTGCTAATGATTATTTTAAAGGATACGGTACAACTACATTTGCTGGATCCGGATTAGATGATCTTACATATGGAGGAGCTTATAATTCAACTACTGTTAGAACTTATCGAGTGAAAATTGATGCCGCCGCCGCAACTGACACGTTTACTTGGTCAGATGATGGGGCCTCCACATGGGAAGCTACGGGTGTTGCAATTATAGGAACTGCTCAAGAATTAAATAATGGTATAACCATTACATTTGCCGCAACAACTGGTCATACATTGAATGAGTATTGGGAAATAACTACAATCATAACAACAACAGCCATGCACAAATTGGGAGAAATAGTTGTTGATCATGAAGGAACTTCTGCTGATGATAAAGGAGAACTGGTTGTAAAAACGAACAGTGGATCAGGAGTGGCAGTAGTTCAAACTTATCATTCCAATGCTGATTCAACTTTTCCTAATAAATGTTACAATTCTGATGGCGCACACGGTTTGATAACCATTAGAGACACTTCAGGAACTATTGTTAATACTTGAAGATGATGGAAAAACTAAATATTTCTACCACTGAATTTATTGCGATGATCATTACTAATATAAACTTCAAAAGGTAAAATGGAACGCAGTAAATTCGAAAAGTACTTCTTAGCTCCAATAATTACTGCCACTATAGCTATAGTGGGTTGGAGTCTTATTAATATTATAGAATTAAAAGAAGAAGTAGCTACAGTAAAAACTGACATAAAACATATAGTAAAAGGAGTTGATCAAAACTCAGAGACTTTAACTAGATTATCTGAAAAAATATCTTTGATCGATTCATTCCCTCCACAGTATGTTTCAAATTCTCTTCAATTAACAAAAAATGTAAAACCTGCTAACTTTGAACAGAGAGATTGGGGATTGAATGAGCCAACTGAATGAAAATGAACAAAAAGTTTATAAATTAGCTGTATCTATAAAAAATAAAAATAAAGTTAAAGACTTATTTCCCATTTATAATTATGCACACAGTTTAAACGTAGATGATGAATCAATTCAAAAAATATTATCATTAGCCTCTTGGTGATTGACTTTCCTAATAAAATCTGATATAATTCTAATAAAACTTTAATTCCTTCGGGCATTATGTCCATTTATATTGATGTAAAATATTTGAATCTCCTATCTAACCGTCTTCTTCTTTATAAACAAAAAAGAGAATATCTTTGGAATTTTAGATGTCCAATCTGCGGTGATTCACAAAAGAAAACAACAAAAGCAAGAGGATATATTCATAGGAAAGAAAATGATCTTTTCTATAAATGTCATAATTGCGGTGTGGGGAAAACTTTTTCAAATTTTTTGAAAGAGTTGGATGTAAGACTACATTCTGAATATATCATGGAGAGATATAAGACTGGTGAGAACAAATTTAGTAATTATAAAGAACCAAAATTCAAATTTGAAACTCCACAATTTAAAAAAATTGTTTTAGAAATTCCGTGTGTGAAAGATTTAGATGATGAACATTTTTGTAAGCAGTATGTCAAATCTAGAAATATTGAACTCAATAAATACAAGTATCTTTATTTTGCTCAAGATTTTAAAAAGTGGGTTGAAAGCCTAAATCTTGATACAAATTATGAATTAATTGAAGATGATCCTAGATTAGTCATACCTTTTTTAGATAAAGATTATAATTTGATTGCCGCTCAAGGAAGATCATTGAGAGGAGGATCTAAATTAAGATATGTGACAATTAAAGTCAAAGAAAATGCGCCAAAAATTTTTGGTTTGAATACATGGGATGAAAATAAGACAACATATATAGTCGAAGGTCCGATTGATTCTTTATTTGTAGAAAATTCTATTGCTATGGCCGGTGCTGATTTATCTGCATATACGAAAATGTTTGAGAATACTGATATAGTATTCATTTATGATAATGAAAAAAGAAATAAAGAAATTATTAACAAAATGGATAGGATTATTGCAGATAACTATAAGATAGTTATTTGGCCTAAACATGTGATACAAAAAGATATTAATGATATGATTTTGAATGACATTGATGTTATGAATATTATTGAAAATAATACATATCAGGGCTTAATTGCAAAAACAAAATTATTAGAATTTAAATTATGATAAGTGAACAACAAGTCCATAAGCATGGTTTTGTGAAATTATTAGAAGTGATGGGCAATGATGAAGAAGTCGAAAATGCCGCTAGAATTAGTTACGGAACTGGCACACGAAAAGTAAGTCAAACAAGCAATCTAATTCGCTATTTAATGCGCCACAAACACACATCACCATTTGAGATGTGTGAAGTGAAGTTTCACCTGAAGCTACCCATATTTGTGATGAGACAAATCGTTAGACATAGAACTGCTAATATAAATGAGTATTCAGGTCGTTATTCTATCATGAGTGACGAATTTTATTTGCCTGCGGAAAAAGATGTACATGAGCAATCAAAAGAAAATAATCAAGGTCGAGGAAAAGAATTAGATGAAGACAATAAAATGCTTGTCCTTGGACGGATGCATGATGTTAATGATCATGCAAAGAATTGTTATAGGCAAATTGCAGAACCTAACGATTTAGATGGGTTTTATGAAGGATTTGAAGGAATTGCAAGAGAATTAGCAAGAATAATTTTACCAGTTTCGAATTATACAGAATGTATTTGGAAAATAGACTTGAATAATTTCTTTAAGTTTTGTAATTTGAGAATGGATTCTCATACACAACAAGAAACAAGAGAGTTTGCAGAAGCAATGTATGAATTGGTAAAACCAAAGTTTCCTATATGTTGTGAAGCATTCGAAGATTACATGTTTAATTCTGTAACTTTTTCCCAAAAAGAAATGAAAATTATAAAAGACAATTTAAACGGTAGTTGGGTTATGTCTAAGTATGGATTGTCTAAAAGAGAATCAAAAGAATTTTTAGAAAAACTGAAAGGAACTTAACATGCCTCTACCTACTGAATATCAATCATTTATTCACCTATCAAGATATGCAAGATGGGATTATGATCTTAAAAGACGAGAAACTTGGGAAGAAACGATTGATAGATATTTGAATTTTTTTAAAGAACATTTAGAAGTTAAACATGATTTTAATCTTGATAATGGATTAGAGGCAGATTTACGTGAAGCAATTTTAAATCTTGATGTTATGCCATCAATGAGATGTCTGATGACGGCTGGGGAAGCACTCAAAAAAGAAAATATAGCAGGATATAATTGTTCTTATGCAAAGATAGATACTCCACGGTCATTTGATGAAATTTTATACGTTTTGATGAATGGAACAGGTGTGGGTTTTTCAGTAGAAGAAGAATATGTCAATCAGCTTCCAGTAATAGCAGACGAATTTTATGAAACAGATACTACAATTGTTGTAGCAGATTCAAAATTGGGTTGGGCTAAATCATATAAAGAATTGCTTTCATTAGTTTGGCAGGGTCAAATTCCAAAATGGGATTTGTCTAATGTAAGACCAGCTGGTGCCGCCCTTAAAACATTTGGGGGAAGAGCATCGGGTCCCGAGCCATTAGAAGACCTTTTTGTATTTACTATAGATACATTTCGGAACGCTTCTGGGCGAAAATTAAAACCAGTGGAAGCTCATGATATTGTATGCAAAATCGCAGAAATCGTTGTCGTAGGTGGTGTTCGTAGGTCTGCTCTCATTAGTTTGTCTAATCTTAATGATGAGGCAATGCGCCATGCTAAATCAGGACGATGGAGCGAAACAAATCCACAAAGAGCCCTTGCTAATAATTCTGTGAATTATAAAGAAAAACCAGATGTCGGTACTTTTATGCGAGAGTGGTTATCTCTTTATGATTCTAAATCGGGAGAACGAGGAATTTATAATAGTTTGGCGGCTAAACAACAAGTAGAAAGGTTGAATAATGAAGAAAAAATCAGACGAGAACCAAGAGACGATTTTGGTACCAATCCGTGTAGCGAGATCATTCTTAGAAGCAGAGAATTTTGCAACCTTTCAGAAGTCGTGGTTAGAGGAGGGGACACTACAGAATCTTTGGAAAAGAAAGTTAGATTTGCAACTATCCTTGGAACATTTCAATCAACCCTCACAAATTTCAAATATCTCTCAAGAGACTGGAAAAAGAATTGTGAAGAAGAGCGACTTTTGGGCGTCTCGCTCACAGGAATAATGGATAATTCTTTGACTAATGGTAAAAAGGGCAATTTAGAAAATTTATTGGAGAATTTAAAAAATGTCGCAATTAAAACAAATAAAGAATTTTCGGAAAGACTTGGAATCTCACAAGCCGCCGCTATCACTTGTGTCAAGCCTTCTGGTACGGTTAGCCAGCTTGTCAACTCTGCTAGTGGTATACATGCTCGCCACAACCCTTATTATTTTAGAACGGTGCGAGCGGATAATAAGGACCCGCTTTGTAAATTCATGAAAGAAGCAAAGTTTCCAAATGAACCAGATGTAATGAAACCAAAACATACAACTGTATTTTCATTTCCTATGATGAGTCCAAAAAACGCAATATGCAGAACTGATATAAATGCAATTGAACAATTGGGTCTTTGGTCTACATATCAAAAACATTGGTGCGAACATAAGCCTTCTGTTACTATTTCTGTCAAAGAACACGAATGGGTAGAAATGGGAAATTGGGTTTGGAATAATTTTGATGATATTAGTGGGATATCTTTTCTGCCTTTTTCCGAACATACATACAGACAGGCACCTTATCAAGATTGTACAAGAGAGGAATATACGAAAGCAGTAAAAACAATGCCTAAAAATGTTGATTGGTCATTATTATCTACATATGAAGAAAAAGATTTTACTGTGGGATCACAAGAATTGGCTTGTGCCGCAGATGATGGCTGTGAAGTAGTGGATTTATAATGTTAAAATATGAAATAGATTTTAATAAAGGAAATTATGTTGTTGGACATTTTACTTTCAGAGAATGTGCAATGTGTGAAAAAGCAAAGTCTTTATTAGACAAACATAAAAGACAATACATGTTTATTCAAGCAGATAAGAGATTATTTGGTAAAATATTGTCAGTTACAGGAAGTAAAAAAGTTCCTCAAATTTTTTTGGACGGTAAAGTTTTTCTGACTGTAGAAAAATTGGAAGAATCATTAAAAAATGAGGAGAAGGCATAGTACCTTAATATGGAAATATCGGAAAAGGTTGATTGTACCTTTTGTTTTAAAACATATGAAGTTCTCGTTCATGAAGAGGAAGATGAAAGAGTACAGTTTTGTTCTTATTGTGGAGAATTAATAGAGTTACAAGAAGAAGAAGACGATGATAATTGGGATACATGATTTACATGTGGGAATTGATTATTCATTAACAAGTCCAGCAATAACAGAATGCCGTGGTGAGTGGAAATATGAAAACATTACACATTATTGTTTAGCAAAAAATAATAGACAACTTGAAAGATGGGGCCCTTTACATAATATTGAAATCGCAGAATATCCTAAATATAAGACAGAGATGGAAAGATATCTAGGATTATCTTCTTGGGTAGAAAATTGTATTATAAAATATGATATAAGACCCGAAACAGTTTTTATTGAAAATTATGCATATTCCGCAAATGGACAACGAGTTTTACAAATTGCGGAAAATATGGCAATTTTAAAAAATACTTTATACAACTGTAATTTAAGGTATGAAATGATACCTCCTACAGTAATCAAAAAATATGCATCCGATAAGGGAAACGCAAATAAAGAATTAATGTATGATTCTTTTGTGGCTGACACACAGAGAGAACTTACAAAAGAATTTCAGACAAAATGCGATAAAAATCCCATTTCAGATATAGTTGACTCTTATTGGATTTGCAAATACGGATACGAACATGGCACAAATACCTGAAGAATATGCTAATT